ATTTATTTGCTATTTTTCTTATAAATCTTTTTAGTATTAGGGATATATTCTAATAATTCGGTTATTTTACATTCTAATGCCTCGCAAATTAAATCTAGATTTTCAAGGCTGACTCGTTCCGCTAACTCATGATAATAGTCATTTATAGTTGAAGGTCTTATTCCTGTTTTCCTTGCTAAGTCTGCCTGCGTCCATCTTTTTTCTCCTAAAATACGAGATAAATGTATTTTTATCATAAGTATCCCCCAAACATTAACGTATATGGGGAAATTGTACCACTATTGGTTATTTGATTGATTAATGTGTTATATTATAACGATAAACGTTATTTTTGTAACAAAAAAAATTAATAATTGCGTATTATTAGTTCTCTATAACTATGGTTTTTTTCTGAGTATCTGCCAACAAGATTATTATTTCTGGAAACCTCTTCAATAGCAAAGTCTTTATACAATTCTTTTATTTCTTCACAATCATTATAAGTAAGTATAAACTTTCCTTTTATCTTTTTTAACGAATCATATAATCTTTGATGGTCATTTACTGGAAAGTCAACTTGATAATAGCGTTCAGTACCATAGTATGGCGGATCTAAGAATAATAGTGCATCAGGTCGGTCATATACTTTAATTAAGCGTTCAAAGTCTCTATTTTCAATAACTACATTATTTAGCCTTTTTTGTATGTCCTCAATGTACTTAATTATTACAGATACATTTTTCTTTACACAACCATAAGTACGTGTGTCGCTGCCATAACTGGTTTTTATAAGCATAAAGAATCTGGCTGCCCTCTGGATATCCGTCATACCTCTTATATTATATTGAGCCTTAAAATCTTCGAAGAGTTCCCTAGAATTAAGCATGTACTGAAGTTCTCTTTGAAGTTCAAAACAATGGTATTTTATGCATCTGAATAAGTTTATAAGGTCACCATTTGCATCATTAAATACCTCTAGCTCTGCATGTCGTTCTTTTGAAAATAATACCCAGCCAGCTCCACCAAATACTTCAATATATCTTCCTATACCTTCTGGAAACCTCTTTGTTATTTCATTTCTAAGTAGTTTTTTTCCACCTATCCAACCAATAAAAGAATTCATAATTTGCCTCCTTAGTTTTAACAAATATAAATAGTGTGAATATAAATATTAGTCCCTGAGAGGAGCTCTCAGGGACTCGGATGAACAGCTTATACTTTTGAGGAATTATTAATAATGTTATCGTCTAGCTTATCTTTTGCTATATCAAACCATTCTTGCAGCTTTGCCTTTAGGTCTCCGGGAGGATATATAAATTGAATCCATAAAGGCAGCAATGAATACACTTTTTGAAATACATACTCAAACCTCTCCTGACCACGTTTTGTTCCTGTTATGAGCATCTCAGCATTAAGCATCAAGCTGTATGCATCTGCTCTCAGCTGCTGCCACTTTTTATGAATAATAAGATATGTAATATACCCAAGTGCAGCTAATGAAATTAATATTGTTACCCAATTATTTAGAATGAAACTTTTCATACAATCACCTTAACCTTTCCATGCATTTGCAATTTTTATAAAACACTTATCCAAATATTTTACTTCTTTTGCCGTCCTATACCATGTTTCAAAATCTATCCCGGATTTCTGTGCTAAAAATTTTAAAGCTCCTTCAAGATTATCAATCTGGCTTTTTTTTTCATCTGTAAAAAACTTTAATCGTCCATACACATTGAATCGGGATAATTCTCCCTGAACAACGCCTTTGCGTGTACCAATTGCCTCAACGGTTTTATTATTTCCGGTAAAAATACCAACATGCTCAATAATACCGTTTTTGTTCTTTATAAATACCAAATCACCAGCCTCTAACTGGCTTTTAGAGATTGGTATGCAAAGGCTATTATATAGAGTAGCAGCAGTATAATCAGAACTTTCTTTTATCTGACCTAATTGCTGCAAACACCATACAACCAATCCGCTACAGTCAAAGCACTGCTTGCCAACCCATTTATTAGCGTTTACTGTTCCGGCAGAGTCCTTAAATTCATAGTGACTTTTGCCAAAATTCTTCATAAGATTACTAAGTAGGGAGGTGGACATTGTTTGACCTTGGCTGCCGAAAACATATCCGCAGCCGATTTTTGATTTTGCCAATTCTAAAAATTTTTCTAACATTTTAATCACTCTCGCTTTCTAATGAAATTAAAAAGAGTGCTAAATAAATAGCCCTCTTCGCCGCACGATTTTATACTATCCTTCTGATGCTGTAAGTGGTATGTTGTAAGTATTTTCAGATACAACTGTTACTCCATCGGCTGCATAATAAACTACTGTTACATTCTGATACATTCCTTCAGTTGACTTGTTTGTCAATGTCAGCTTTAAAAATAATGTCCCATCTTTTCGTTTATAGCTTATTACAGTGTTGATCCCCGCTTCGTCAGGATCGCTTCCTATACCAGACCACACCTCCTCATTGCCAAGCATTTTTAAGATACCTTGGATTGCTGCTTGCACAAGTCCAAAGCCGTTGTTAATCTTAAAAAACTCATCTTTTATTTTGTTTCCGCCTACCAAGTTACAATAATCATTTTCTGCCATAAATAATGACCTCTTTTCTGTTTTATTTTGCATATATCCCAATTACGGAATATAATGTAATTAAATCAAGTAATTATAAAAGGAGATACTGCTATGAAAAAATTTATTTTAGGCTTTTTATTGGGAGCAATTTTAATGTGTGCCATTCCAACTTTAGCAGCAAATAATACGGTTCAAGCATTGTTTAATGGCGTAAAAGTTGCTGTCAATGGTGAAAATATCACATTTGCCAATGGGGAAGAGCCAGCGATGATTAATGACCGTACCTATGTTCCTGCTAAGTATGTGGCGGAAGCTTTGGGAGCAACAGTAAAATGGGATGGTAAAAGCAACACAGTCAATATAATTGACTCAGCCTCCAAGCCAGCTACTGATACATCTGCAAACACAAGTGACGAAAAGCCAATAATACCAACAACATCCAAGGATGACAAGCATCCGAACACCAACTTTGATTTTCACGTTAACCTATACGGAAAAACTTACACCTATAATGAGAATACTTCTGATGGTTTGCATATTTATACCTACAAAAACAATCCTCAAAAATTTGTTCTTTCAAATGACTTAGCAAAATATCATAGTATTAAAATTGCAAGGCTTGATAAATTGGATTCCAAATACATTTATTCAATGAGTCGTGTAGCTGATAAAAAAGTATTAATTCCTGAGGTAGAATACGTAAATATAAACGATTATCAATACTTTACCCTTGATTACTACGAAAATACAATGTTGCCAATTATTAAAGCGGAAGAGAAATAATCTTCCGCTTTTTCTTTATGCCACCTCACTGAAAGTCAATTCAAATTTTATATCCAACTGATGAAGTTCGTCCTTAACTATTTCTGTTCCTGTATAATTTGCGCATGGAAATACTAACCGGAATAAATTGATATATGTACTGCTACTACCGCTATATAATGAGCCGCTTACATATACTTCTTTAATTGTTTTTCCATTTCCTTCAGTGGGGAAGATCGAATGCCTATATGTGATTTTTTTATTTGCTATATCTACTAATGGAGCATGTAATGAATCATTCCAATAAGTAATTTCTGAAAACTGCTCTGTACCTTTTACTGATATATCTGAGTATGAAGGAGCTGTGTTTGAATCTCCATAGTGCCAATTAAGATAACCTTGAGATCCATAATAATCATAAGTACCAGCATTATAAGATAACATAGCAGCTAAAAAGTTTTTATTAGTATTATTCCCTACCAATAAAAAATTAGTATCGTTGAATATATAATTTATACTCCAATAAATAGTTGCGTAAACTGTTAATACATCCGATTCTGTTTTGGTTATAGTAATATTATTTCCATTGCTATCTTTTATCATTGCGTGAGTATTTAAGCCGCCCCCAGCCAAACCAACCTCCGAATATGCATTTCCATTTGCTTCTGTAACTTGCCATATAGCTTTAAGTTTTGCCCACCCACTTTTATTATCACTTGCAACATAACCGCTGTCATAGCTTGTATTTTGAGCGACTTTATAATTAAATAAATTTATATCAGTTTTACTTGGTATTCCTGTCCCTGTACCTAACATTATCTGGTACGCCCATCCGTAGTAATAATAGCTGCTATACGTATAAAAGTATTGCTGTCTTGTAGTTTTGCCTGATAAAATATTTAACAAATTTGTAAACCCAGTATCAGTAATCAAGTTGTATGCTTCGGCTTTTTGCTTTACCTTTCCTGTTGAGTCTGTAAGTATAAATTCATATTTGTTTCTTAATCCTACATTTATTTCCATAATCACGCCTCCGTGTAATTTATGCTTAAATTTATTTTCGCAATCACGTTTCCGTGTAATAATTTATGCTTAAACTTGCTGCCATTTGTATGGTGTGTTTGTGTATGCAAGTTTCTGATGTCGGTTGCCAATAATTAACTTCCAAGTTCGCAGCAGCCTTTATTTTATGAATATTCAGCGTTCCACCGTTATTATTTATCCTTGCTAATTCATTACAATAGTTCTTAATTTGAGCAAAATAATTAGCATAAACATAAGGATTTTCCATAGTAATTACAGGAGGTAACTGCATAGACAGGTTAAACCTCTTCAAAGCTGTTACAATAGTATTAAATGATCTGATTACAGTTTCATTTTTCTTTACATTGTTAAGCGTTTGAGTCATACCGAACAATGGCAAAGCTATTCTCACAAACTCAACAAGTATATTCCATTCGTTCGCATGTAAGTTGTACGGCTCTCCACTTATCTTTGGGTATTCCCAATCGAAATAAGTTAAAGCACCTAGATCTATAACATTTACTTTCCAGTAGCTTATTTTTAAATCAGCATCAGTTTTAATGCTGTGATTGCTGTTATCTTGCTTAAAAGTTGGCTGCCAGTAACTTATTTCTAAGCTTGCATCTGCTATGATGCTATGGTTATGATACCCTGTGTAATCACTCATAAGAACCTCGCTACCGCACTAATAGGCGAACCATTCAAGAGAACGCCATCTTCACCTAGTTTCAATGACAATTTTTCGCCACCATCTTTTATATAGTCAATTACAAACCCAGTATCATCCTTGTACATGAACGCTTTTTGCTGATCTTCCTTACCGTTTCCTTCACCCCATACAATTTTAGGATAAAATGTATCAGTGTTTTCATCAAAATATATTTTTAGCCTCTCCGATGTAAGGTATTGATACACCATTACAGGGTAATCCGTTATAGCAGTGGACATTGATGTTTTTGTATTGTCCGTCCAATAGAGATATTCATCACTTTCGTTTTTATACTGTATTTGTTCTTTGCTTGTATCTTTAACACTTTTTTTAAATACGATGTATTGACCCTTAATATCAATATAAGTCATGGTATCATCACCATTTAATATATTTGATGTTAGTAGCCTATCAACAGTCAATCTTGCTATTTCACCAAGAGATGCATACAGCTGTTCTGTGACCACGGCAGTGATAGCCTTTATGAGAGTTGCTGTAAGCTTACCATCAAATACGTAATCCTTTGCTATCGGATCAAAGTAAAAGCGTTCCTGACCGTCTACGCTGAATGTTGTTTTATCTCCATTTAAAATGACTTCACTGCCTGAGCTTCCCTGTACCTTAACCCCGAAGTCCCGCCCAAAGGATACTCCATAGTAGTTTTTGCCTTGCTTTACAGCCGTTTTATTGAGTGCCTGTATCTTTTCGGTTAAAGTTCCTTTGGGTTTAAATTCGCTTGTAACAGTCGACTGAGCAGGAGCTGAACTTGTAGCTTTTAACCCACCCTTAAAAGTTATCTTATTAGCAAATAATATTGATGTGAACTTCTGTGGAACCATATCCCAAGTTACATTTGCAGAATCCCAAGTTATATCTGCAGTATCCCATGTCATTTGATTATTTAATGAATCAATGGCTATTGTATCGCCCACCTCAAGATACGGAAAACATATCCAATCCATGCTGTATGGAATATATCTAAACCCATTAAGCACGGAATATATATCATTTAAAATTGATTGTGTTATAAAAGGGTTTGTTATTTTTAAGGTGTTTGATTCGCTTCCAGTTCCAGCTTCTATTTCATCACTATCACCATCATCATTATCAACTACTATGTGAGTAATCATCTTTTCAGGATTAGTCTGTGGAGCCTTTACATAGTCTGAAACAGTTATGCTATCAAGAGCAGTGCTATTAACATTAAACTTAATAAGTCCAATTGTGCCGTCATTCTTCATCATTTTTACGCTTGCTGCATGGGCAGCTGCTATTATTCCAAATACCTGACGTACTGTATATCCGGTTGGAGCTAAATCAAATTTGTAACCAGAATTAATTGTTACATTTGCGTTTGACGTTACTCCAATAATTCCACATAGTTCATTCCATACTGCTTGCATTGAGGCCGGGTATGTAAGGCTTGATATAAATTCCTGCTCACCGTATAAAAGCTTGTCGTAACAGACAAACTTCCATACATCATTTTCAATACTTCTTGAATCTATAAAGTACTCTCCAAGCTTCAGCCATTCTGATGTACCCTCATTCCCAAGGAATCTAATGTAAGGAATAATTTTTGCATTTTCCGGTATTGCTGCTGAAGTTCTGAGCGATAAATCTAATCTGGATGAACATGTAGTTCCTATAATAAAGTCTTCAAATCCAATCAAATTATCATCTATAGAAAATTCAATTATTTCTGTACCTGTAAAAGCTAAGTTTCCCACTTCAACCTTTGAATCTATCATCCGGTCATGGCTTCTAGCATACTTTTTAAATAGTTCTGATACGTTATACATAAGATTACCTCTCTATTAAGGTTACTTCTATTCCTTGCCAGAATAGCTTTCCGCCTTTTTCAAATGCAGCAGGGCAAGGGCGGTCTCCAACATAAAATGTTTTTGTCTGGTAACTTCCCTCAACTGGATCAGGATAATATACTTCAAAATACGTATTCGCCATAGACTTAAGTATTTTAGAAGCGTTATCCCAATTAAGAAGTCCCCATTTTATATCAATTTTCCGTTTTACTGCCACCCTGTCCCTGTGTAGCGTACCATCTGCAGCTCTGGTTGTTGACTCCCCATCATCAAGATCCATAGTAGTAACAGAAAAACTTTTAGGTAGTATTGGAACACTCACATTGTTTATTTTTATTACCACTATAGATCAGCTCCTTATATTTTTAGTATTGCAGCTACTTGTTTTTGTGAGTTTGATAATGACTGTAATACAAGTTTTGCAAACTCTGTTTCTCCGATCTTTAATATTAAAGTACCTGGCATTTGATTGTTATTGCTATTTTTAGTTCCAGTACTTTGCAAGGCTGATACAAAAGCAGATTGTACAGCACTTGCTACAGAGTTTGCTATTGCATTTACAAAGCCAGTATTTTCAAGCGGAACAACTGCTTCTTTGCCTTTTTCGCCAATCATAGCCAGTGTAGGACTATCAACAATACCACCAGTCGCAAGTTTCGGAATCTTAGGAATATTAAACCCTATATGTTTTCCAGCAAGACCACTTAAAACACCTAAGTTTGGCGGAAGCCAAGAGGGAATTACAACTGATAATTTAGTATTAAGTTGATTCGTAAACCAGTTAAAGTAGTCTATAAGCGTATTTATAAGGCCTTTCCAGCTGTATTTTATATTTCCTACGATAGTATCAAATATGCCTTTTATTCCACTCCAAGCCAGCTTCCAATTACCTGTAAATACGCCAAGCATGAATTTACTAGAGTTTCCCATTGTGTCAAGCCAAGAAGTTGCTATTTTTATCATTGATGTAAATGCTGCAATCACTGTTTTAGCAATACCATTAAAAGTTGTAACAAATGCAGGAGCAAACACGCCTTGCATATTTTTTGACATCGGGGATATGAAATTAGTGTATACATATGATACCCATTTTGTTAAGCCTGTAAAGCATTCTTGAGCCGCTCTAGTTAAGTCTTTGAAAGAATCTCCCCATTTTTGATTAAACTCTTTTAGCCTATCTCTTAAAACAAGATTAAACTGATTCCAAAAATTTGCCCAACCTAACGTAATGTCCGCAAACACGTTGCTGAGTAATTGCTTAATTGACACCCTATTATCAGACCATAAATTATATACACCATCTAAAGCCGTTTTTGTACGTGCTGCATAATTTTTCAAAAACGGATCTATAACATCTGCCCATAACGTATCGAAAGCCGTTTTACCGGCTTTAAAAATTACTGTTAGTGCATCTGCAACATCGGCACCTGCAGCACACATCATCGGAAATCCTTTATCTATAAACCACTGAACAATAGGCTTTAAATCAGCGGTTAATGACTTCCCGACCTTAATAGCAGAATCTTTTACACCATTGAATACCGTATTCCCTAAAGCTGACACTGATGTCCATAAGGTCTTAAGCGGTTCTCCAAACGTGCTTTTAAATGATTCCCACACTTCGCTCAATGTCTTTTTGAATCCGTCCAGCTTGCCTTTAAGATTGTCAATTCCAGATGTATCTATCGCCGAATTTATCTTATCTATTCCTGATGTCCCAGCTATGTTATCCAGAGAATTTGATGCAGACTTTGACAAGACATTTAGCTGATCAAATCCTGCAAGAGAATTTTTTATTGTTTTACTAGCCTTTTTCACCGCATTACCAGTATTTGTAGCAGAATTGCCCAAGCTTGATACGGATGCAGTAGAAGACTGGGCAGAGCTATCAACTCCTGTTATCATTTCAACAAAAGCTTTAAAGTACTCTGCTGCTATTTGTAACTTTGCAATAAGGTTATTTAATATCTGCAGCACAGGAGATAATAAAGTAATAAAAGCTGAACCCATAGTTCCCTGAAATATTTTCCACTGTTCGCCCAACAATCGGACTTGGTTTGCCCAACTACCAGAGGTTCTAGCAAAGTCACCCTGAGAGTCTTTAGTAACACTTAGCAAATAGTTATATCTCAGTAGTGTCTGCTCTGACTGCGACATTGAATCATAGCTTTTTTTAACACCATTTGCTAACGCATACGCCTGCAAATTCGCTACTGACATATTTATACCAAGCTGTTTGAGCGGTTCTGTTTCTCCTGAAATACCTGATCTGATTTTTTCAAATGCCTCATCTGTTTTGAGGTTATAAAAAGACGATATGTCACCAGAGAGCTCCGCAATTTTCTTAGCCATACTTTCCATCTGTACACCAGCAAGGCCGGAAGATTTCATCATGGCACCCATTGTTGAAGCATACTTTTTAGCAGTAAGCTCAGACAACCCAAATTTCTGCAAGGCTGTTTTTGACCATGCATTTATGTCCGCAGCCATATTGCCAAAAGTGACATCAACAACATTCTGCACTTCATTCAAGTTAGATGCTAGCTCTATTGACTGCTTACCAAACTCAACTATTTTCTGGGCTGCAAAAGCTGTAGCAATAATTCCGCCTAATTTCTTTGCAACATTTGATACTGAACTAACACTTTTATTGAATCCTCCTATTTGGTTTTGTATTGATTTAATTTCTGCTCTAAATCCTGATGTTTCAGCATTTATTATTACTTGTAATTCCTCAAGTGTCATTATTACCACCCCATCTCGAATTATGATTTTCCGCGAATGCTACAAAATTCGCTTTGTATAATTCTATAGCCTTATCTACTTCTGCCTTTTGCATCAACGCTTTTTCCTTTTGAAACAGGCTTGGAAAAGCTTCATATATCTGTGGAAAGGTGGCATTTTCGTCAAACAAAGTACCTATACCTGCAGCAATTAAATCTGCAGTCTTGTATAGAAAAACTGCTTTTTCTTTTTGCTGACGTTCATATACCCTGTTGTAAGACTGTATTGCATTTATAATTTCTCCATATGTCATGTTCCAGTAATCCCACTCTTTTATACCAGCATCAAGAGACGTATATAGCAGCATTTCAAACAGTTCTTTAAATGTTTTCGGAGAATCAGGATCAGTTACTCCTTCTCCGCTTCCTTCTCCTCCTTTTGATTCTCCGTTGGAACGAAAAAACCACTTACCTTGTACATTTCAAAAATCACATGAACAATTTCCATTATGCTCCCACCACATTCAATGTACTCATCAATCAGGTCAAAAACCTTACTTTCATCATAACCGTGTTCAAGCTTCTGTAAACCTGCTTTTAAATTCTCAGCGATGAACCTTGTTGTTGGTATTTTGCTATTTGCCATTGATATAATAAGCTCATTAAATGGGTTTTCTCCGATCTTGTTTTCAAGTTCTATCGCCGTTCTTGAAGTTAACCTGAGCTTAAGTTCTTTTTTTATATTTCCTTCTCTATCTTTAATACACCATGTATAATAAAGCATTTATTAGTCCTCCTTTTAATTTTTAAGCCGGATCTGTTACGGCTATTTCACTTTGAAGCGCAATTTGTAATGTAAAAGTTACCGGGTCATTTACCTTTCCGCCTTTTATCTTAAGATTACAATAGCCACTGAAGGTAAACTTTGTACCATCCATAAGTTCTAATTGGTAGTCATCTACTTTTCCAGCAGCCTGTGCAGCTTTAAGCTTTCTGTATGAACTATTTGTTGTGTTCTCATATTTGAAGACAAAATCCAAATTCCCATAATCGCCTATGCCATATTCATATTTTTTCGCTGTATCTGCTAATGTTGTAACCTCTACCTTTTCAGGGTCTATTCCTAACTCCGGTAATTCTTGTAGACCGATAAGATTAGTAAACTCTGTTCCTGTGCTTCCATTTGCCTTAAATCCCAATTTAGAGCCGTTTGCTAACATCTATATACCTCCTTCAATTAAAAACATATTTCATATCCTTGTCTATGATCCCTTCATATCTCATAACCTTATGCTTCAATCCGCTTGGATCAGGAACATCACTGCAAAATATTCTTTTAAGACCTAAACTAGAAAGTACCCCATCTACTGCTAAAGCAGCATCTGAAGCACCTCGTTTATTCCATATATCTATTTTGTATCTCAGGTATGCCAGTTGCTCAATATTATCTGTCTTGGTGTGAGTTTTGTTATCCTCTTCCATATACTGAATAACCGGGAAAGTAGCCCAATCAGAGGGATAACAGTCATTAACATTTCTTGTTACTGTTTTAAGGGCTTTCAGTATCGTTGGTTTTATATTAATCATTTTGCAGCCACCTCCCTTATAGCAGTTTTAACATCTTTCTTAATACGTTCAACGACCTTATCCTCCTGATTTTTTAAGGCCGGATATAAGAAAGGTTGTGCTTCTATTCCTGCCCAATCCTCTCTATATTCTAAATCAATATCTGCTTTTGGTGGACTTGGTGACGCTGATCCACGTTGACCAGTACCAAATTCTTGATAAGCAGCATGGTCTGAATTAGTGTATACAATGCCTTTTACTCCTGTAGAACTCACTTCTGTCTTAGTATTTATACTATTTCTTAAATCACCCAGGTCAACCGGGCAAAGGTATTTTGCATCACGCTGTACAAGTTTAACGTTTTTGCCTACAGATTTTTCAAGAGTTCCAACCACATCACCGCCAAGCTCAGAGAGTTTATTAAGTAATTTATCAAGCCCAATAATATTCCTGCTCATAATATCTTCTCCAATTCTATTTGCTTATGCGACCAGTTTTTTATTGAAATAACTCTGTAGTCCGGCTCTGCATCCGAACCAACATAGACACAAATGCCATCACCTTCGGCTATTTTCATATCTTCATCATAAAGCATATTAAGAATATACTTGAGCCTCTCTCCATAAATCTCAGCCTGCAGCTTCCCTGAAGCAGGACTGATATTCGCTTGAATTTTGGTAAAGGTTGTTTCAAACCCGGAGTACTTTCCACCTTCATTATCCTCAATCAATGTCTTTTTCTTAAGGTAATAAGTCTTTTTATTGCGTACTCGCATTGGCTATTTTCGCCCCTTTCAGCAATCTATAAGCATTTAGCCTGTTCTTAACAGCTTCAGGAATATCCGTTGAATATGACACAGATATTCCTCCCTCACTTCTGGATACTTCACCTTCAACTCCTTGCCGATTGTAATAAATAATTGCGAGTTCACGCTGAAGAGGCTCAATAGAATTAGTTATTAAACTACGGTTTGTAAAATCAAGTATTTCTGCTGCAGCATCTTCAAGTATGGCAGTTAGCAGCTCATCTTTTGATGTATCTGCGGTTGAAATACCCAATCTAACTTTGAGCTTTTCAATTTGTGTCATAATACCACCTCATTAATAAAAGGCGGATTATTTTCCGCCTTTTATCGCCTGAATCAATTCATCTTTATTCATCTTACTTACATCTTCAATGCCCTTTTCCTGTGCAATAGCAACGAGCTGCTCAACAGTCATATCATTTAAATCTGAAGTATTTTCCGGTTGTTCAGCTGTAACATCCTTCATGTTCGTGGCATTTTCCGGTTGTTCAGCTGTAACATTCTTCATGTCTAAAGCATTCTCCGACTGTTTACCTATATCATCCTTCATGTCCGTGGCATTTTCTGGTTGTTCAGCTGTAGCATTCTTCATGTCTGAAGCATTCTCCGGCTGTTTACCTATATCATCCTTCATATCTGTATCATTTTCCAGCTGTTCAAAAATAAGCCCTATACATTTACCCATTCTGCTCCCCCTTATGCCTTATGGTGCAAATATATACCAGCTGTTTTGTTTCCGTAAATATCAGCAAGCCCATAATTTCTATAACCAAATTTCCACGCATCTGCATCCTGATTAGCTTCAGGAGTTATAATCTTTGGTACTACATGCTTAGAAAACTGTAGCACTGCAGACTTTTCAATTATCATAAAATTAATATCCTTACCATTTGTAGCATCCTTTGTATAACCACCAGATTCTTCTCCTGATGTAGTTCCATCCTTAAGATTTATAGCAGTATAAAAACGTGACTGCGGCACAGGAATTACACCTGCATAGTTTTTAAGAACCTCTCTTGACTTTGTTGTATCCAAGTCTTCAATCTGACCTTTAAGTGTAGGAGTTATAAACAAATATCTGCTTTCGGTAGGTACTTCTGCCTCGTCAAGTACACTGTTACCCACACGAATAGCTGCAATAGCAGCAGCACCATCAGCAAGTGTAGCACCTGCCGAAACCCTCCCAATACCTGTTTTTCCACAATAGTTTGCAAATCTGAACGCATCCACCTCAGGGACAACCTTTGTTCTTAAGAATTCTCCGGCCAGACTTCCAAAAGCTAAACCTACACTTTCCTCATTGTCCATGTCATC